CTTTTTAGTTACTAGTTGGTTTTCATTATTGCCACCAACTTTCTCTTTTTCAAACTCACGAACTTTACGAATCTTTCGTGGATCGATATATCGTAACTCTTGTATGCCTTTACGTGGTGCTGTATTATCGATCATCACGTGGTAGTTAATTCTTCCGTCAACGTACCATTTCTGAAATAGCTCGTATCCGTTATTAGAGAAGTCCAACAATTTTAGTACTGTATCGAACTCTTCTCTAATCTTCTTCTTAACACCATCAGATAAATCTACATCATCCGTAATACATTCGACAACTTTTTTATCGTGTGAGATACAAATAGCTTCGTTAACGATGTCATCAACTGCTTGAGAAACCTCAGGCTGTTGCAACATAGTTCTATATTTCTGTACTAATTCAGCTTCAGACTTAGCCGTACCATCCATATCTAAAAAGCTACTGACACCAGTACCTGTTGCGGCAATATTTACTGAGCCGTCTTCTTCATTTGCTTGAACGAAAGAAGGTATGTTGTTATTACCTTCTGCCTTTCTCTTTATCTGAAATCCAAATAGTTCCATAGTTTATCCTTTATAAAGGGAGTGCATAAACACTCCCCTAATTTAGTTGCTCAATTTAAGCGTTAGTGCCGCCAGTACCAGTAATACCACCGTCAACGTTCCACCAATCATACTGGAATGTAACATCGAATCTTTCGATATCGTCTGTAGTATTCCAATCCATTGTGATTGCGCCAACCGAAGTTGGGAAGATACCGTTGAAGTTATACACTCGAAGAGGTACACCAGTTTTCGAGTACTGAGTAATCTGTGCTTGTGACTTATACTCAGAACTTGATGCAGTCGCTAACTGTCGTGTGTTGCCTTCATGAGAGTTGATAGAAGCCATCCAGTTTTCCATCGCATTGCGAACCAGGAAGTCTTCATCGTTCATGATAGTGACAGTCCATTCTGCGAATGTTCTGTCTCCAGCTACTTTTACTTTGCGACCGAAATACGGGATCTCGATCACACTCAGAGTACTCTCTGGTATTGCTGCCGCCTGAACCATGAAGGGAGTCTTAAGATCAGCTATCGCATTTACAGGGTTTGTAATCTGTACTTGAAATAGTGACGCTTTAGCGCCTCCAAAGGTCAATTGGCTTTTGATTTCGTTAATGTTGAAAGCCATTATTCATTTCTCCTTTGAATTAGTATTTATTAGAACTGTCCAACGACTTCTGTGAACTCTACGCCCGATCTAACCGCAACGAAGTTCAACTGAATGAAGTTGATAGAACGTGCTGGCTTGATGTAGATATCACCAACAAACTTATTAGAGTCAACGACTGCGGCTGTGTTGTTTGTTGCATCAACTACAACTCTGAAGTCGTAAATTCCTCGTCTACCTTGAACATCCCGCAAAAATGGCTCAACTAAGTTCTTAAACTGCGCTCGTGTGAACTCATCGTTGAATTCAAATAGAGTTGACTTAGCGGCAATGCCGATAGCTTTCTCTAGCACAATGAACAATCTACGAACGTTGATTCGATCAAATGCAGATGCTATACCAGCGTTAGTCTTATCACCGAATAATACAGTGCCTTGACCTGGCTGAGTAATAACTGGGTTAACGTTATTCTTATATAGTAAATCTCTCTGAGCTTTGCTTGGGTTAAGCTGTAGCTTGACTACGTTCTTAACTTGACCTCTGTTATAGCCAGCAGGTGAGAACCAAGGGTCTCTAACATCGTCTGTTCTTGCACAGATGCCTGCAACATCACCGTTCAGTGGGATCCAGCGATATACATCAGCATACTTATCGTACTGATACTTATATCCGCTGTCAATGACTGCGAAAGTTGAAGCTGTTGTAGCGGCTGCCCATGTTACCATGCTATCTGCTGTAATGTCTTCAATTCTTGGAGATACGAATGCTACGCAATCTCTACGAACTTCACAGATATTAGAGATGATGTAGTTAGCAAGAGTGTTTCCAATTGCTTTACCTTGCAGAATGAGAGATACGTCTACGTCTGCGGCATCTTTATACAAGTCGTATCCAGGAGCAATAGAAGCTAATGTGATGTTCGCTTCGTCTAGTCCGTCTACACCGCCTGTTAGAGTAGCTTGACCGAAAGTTAATGCGGCTTGCAATACACTCTGAGGAGCAGTACATTTGATCCAGTTAGACTGTTGATCTAGAACGTCAACAACGTAATTAGTTGCGCCATCTGCACGTTTAGCACCTGATGTGGTGTTGATGTTGTCATAGATTTCTAAGATAGTTCCAGCTGTTCCGCTGATCACACCAGATGTATCACGTACTACTACATGCATACCGCCAGATGATGGATTAGCGTCAAATAGATCAGCGTCACCCCATTGAGTTTTATATTGTGCGGCAAAAGCTGTGTGTCCAGTATATGGAGTCTTAAATGTGTATGTAGATGACCATCTTTCGGAAGCACCTGCTTCGCCATTGCTAACCGCAGATGCGATAGCTGTAATCTCTAGTACAGTGCCATCAGTTAGAACAACACTATCACCAACACCAGCAAACGCTGTTGCGCCAGTGGACGCAGTATGACCTGCTGATACACCTGTTGTGGCAAATGGGGCAATCGTTAGTGTGAATGCTCTAGTGGTTGGCGCAAAGTTACCCGTGATACAATGAGATACGCTGATAGCGTTTCCTAAAAGTCCTTTGTACTTTGCATTAAAGTTTGTACCTGTAGCGGCAGCGGCTGTACCATCGGTTACACGTGTAACAAATAATGCATCGCTGTATGCTAAAAAGTTTGCGGCGGTAAACCAAGTTTCATGGTTTGTCCATGAAGTGGTTAAACCGACGTTAGTGTAGTAATTAGCTGGTTCGCCGAAACGAGCAACTAAATCCTTCTCGGATGATACTAATATGCGTTGATTTTCTGGTCCCCAACGAAACACGCCCGCAATAGCGCCTTCGGTGGTCGATACAGCAGGAACGACATTTGTTAGGTCGATTTCGCTTATGTTAACGCCTGGACTTGTTTGAAAAGCCATCTCTTATTTCTCCTTGTTTATTTTGTAAGTTATAAACTTCTTTATTCTCTTTATATTTATAAAAACAGTGATTCACCTATTAGCGGAAGTTCCACTGTCCTGATCCTATGTTCTGTTCTTCGATGTCCTCATCATACGTATTAAAACCAATTGGCAGAAGGCTTTCCATGAGTTCTTCTTCATTCCGTGATCGTAGTCTATCGATAGTATTTATATCTGTGACTTCCTTGAAAAACGCTTGATCTGTCATCCAGGCAAATAATACTAGGCACATGACTAAATCGTCATGACAACCTGACTCTGCCTCGTATGAATTAGCTTTTCTTGAAAATGTAGATAACTCGTTTATTGTTTGGAAGTCGTGAACTCGCAACTGATCTTGTTCAATCAGCATCTTCAACATGTTACATCCTACAGATTTCACTGACTTAGTTGTTCGAACTCCCTTATCGGCACCTTTACTGAATCCAGTAGTAATTCTCTTTCCTGATCTACCAGCTGATTCCGTAAACATTAAAGTTTCTACTTCGAACTCATAATGTAATATCTCGGAAACTTGCTCTCCGATATCATTTACTTCGATTAAGGTATATGCTTCGCCGTATCTCTGTATACTTCTATATATGATTTCAGCGTAGTCTATTGGTGTACAAGTGTTATCTCGAAAGACGCATACTTGATTATACGGCATGCTGGTTACGTCTATTATCTGGAAAGCAGAGTAGTCTAAACCCTTACCTCTAGCTACGTCAACGATACACACATACACGTGATCTTTTATGGGTTGTTCGTACACCTTTAAGTGTTGTGTTTCTGCAATAGGCTTTACCTCCACCAAAGACTTTAACTTACTGCCCTCGATTAACGTACCAGAACTGCCTAAGAAGTTACACTCAAATTCCTGTGAGAACTTCTGCGTGTCAAAATCCATTGCCTGCAGAGTCTCTTTCTTCCATGCTTCGTCACGCCCAGGAACTCTTGCCCAAGGCACTTCGATATACACGTATCCGTTACGATCCTCTTTAGCACCCATACAAGTTTTGTAGAAGTGATTGAGTCCGTTAGGAGTTGATGTGAACAAAATCTTTGTAGTATTACCAGATGATATTGTTGGGAATACAGAAGCAAAGAACTCGTCCCAGTTTTCTACAAATGCTGTCTCATCGATATAAAGAAACGATATAGACTTACCTCGAATAGCAGAACTTGATGTACTTCCTGCAATGATTTTACAGCCGTTTTCAAATTCCACTGATCCTTTGTTCCATTCTATTACTCCCTGTTGTAGCCACTTGGGCAAAGCTTCGTATGCGATCTTGATTCTGTCTAAAATCTCACGAGCCGCATCACCTTTGTTAGCTAGAAGCGCACAGGTTTTATAGTCGTTAAATAGTACATAATGTAGTATAATTGCAACAGCGGTAGTTGTCTTACCTGCCTGACGTGAAGTGTTTACTGTCACTCTTCTATTGTGAGTGATAGCTTCAGCGATTTCTTTTTGATAATCGTACATCTTTATGGGGATTAGACCATGATCTACGTGTACGATTTGAATGTATTTTTCTGAGAAGTATATAGGATCTTTTGCACATTTAAGAAACTCAGTGACCATATCCTGAGAGAACTCAATAGGAGTTCCTTTACGTTTTAGATTAACGTTACCGTTATAGCCTCTCTCTGATATACTACTCATCTGTTCTCATGTCCTTCAATAACTGCTGTAACTCAGCAGTTGATCCGACGAATAGGTTGTTGTTAACTTTACCATCAAATCGCTTCTCTTCGCTGGGCTTCTTCTTTTCCGACATATTTACCAAGTCTTTGTTGGCGTCTACTAGAGTTTTCATTATAGTAGATACCACTTCATAAGCACGAGGATGCTCAGATGCCTTAGCGACATCCAACATTTGTTCAAGTGCTTCAGTACCAGTCTCGATTATGTTATAGAAGTTTGTTCTTGCGTAGTCATAATCTTTATCCGCATAGTCAACGTTGGTAGATACCGTATCTGGAAGATTGTCCTTCTTTACTACGACATTACCTTCGACCACTTCATCCATAGGAGCAAGTCCTAGGCTATTACTAATTTCATCAATCATTATGTATCCGTTATTGTTACAATTTCTGCCCAATTGTCATCTATGTTAATATCTCCATAGGCAACACTATCTGCTAATACCGTCGTTGCTACGTTAGCGGCTGTCGATCCAGGTCTTACGTTTATATTCTCTTCGGCAGTAGTAGCTGTCGTATTCGTGAATATGTTTGCATCTGAGAACTTAATCAATCGCTTATTAGCGGTTGGACCAAAGTAGAATGCTTTCATACTGAAGTTTAACGTCCAAGTAAGAACTCTTCTAGATTGGAAGTCATTTTCATATGTGTCTTCTGTACTAACACTATTTAGGACAACTGGAATATCAACATAGAAGTCCATACTGTCTATCATCTTAACACTGACTGTTACATCAGGCTTAAAGTACGGTAATATCTGCTCCAGAATTTTAGTGCCATCTTCTGTGTACTTCGTCATTATGTTTAATTGGAAGTCTAGATCGTATGGAGCAGGTGTGTACAGCGTAGTTAACTGGCTATCATTGTCACTGATAGACTTACTCTGTCTAGTTAGTGACGGAAGTTTGCGTTGTGGGTTATATGTCATGCCGGTTATCTCGAAAGACATTCTAGGCAAAGTCATAGCAGGTGCGTCTAGATTAGGGTCTTGATCCAACCTAGCTAGTAGTTTCTGCATAGGCGCATAGTTGATTGGCACTGTCATTCTCTTAAGTTCAACGCCCGCATTGTTTTTGCGACCTATTTGAATGTCATTGAATAGTGTGCCAAATACTGCTACGTACCTGCGAGTTGATTGGTTATAAAAGTGTTGACCGAACATTAAAAGTTATCCTCACCGAATGGATTATTTTGCGAGAAGTCTACTATGTTATCTCCAAAAGTTTCTATTGTGGTATTATCTGCGAGTTCGTCATACTGCTCGACTTCGAGCTTAGATGGTAAGAATTCTACAGTTGCTCCCATACCCAAAGATGCAGTATTGATGTAATGTACGATAGTATTATTAGCCACTGTTAGTGTTGGCGTAATACTGACTGTTGCACCCGCATTTCCAGGTGTCCCTGTATAGACGATACTAGCTGAGGCTGAAGGAACTACAACACCCGTTAGAGGAGAGTTTGTAGTATAGAACGAGAGTGGATATCCAGCCATAGAACTGTGGCTCACATCAAACGTATAAGTCTCTCCCTTATATAATTGCAGTGTGGGCTGTTCTAGTAAGTCGCCTCTATCTTCGGTCTCTTTAGCGTAGTAGACACTGCTTCTAACTTCAATATCGAATGCAGTTGATTCTGAGTCTACAAATCTGTTAATAGCTTCGAAGTAGTTATCGATTGTCGCATCGCCAGTATTGAATGTTTCTCCGCTGTACTCAAAGAGTTCTGCACGAAGATCATATGTCTGTAATGATCCGATTTGGTAAAAGATTGCTTCATGCTCTACGTGTTGTAATTCAAAAAACTTGTTATTCAGTGGTAGATAGATTAGATCGCCTTCACGTGGACGATTGATTTCAGTGATCATGCCGATCTCTAATTCATACGTTCTTTGTGCCATAGTCATCGTAATCGAATCACGAATCTGTAGTCCAAACTTGGATAAGAAGTCTCCTTCTCCTTCAAAGCCGTCAACGTTCTTGACGTACATTTCTACCAAGTACGCATCGTTGAATGAAGGCAAATCATCTTCGTTTAGTATATCGTCTTCAGCTACTTTAGTTCTAGGCAAGTACCATACGTCTACACCGTAAATCTGGATAGACTCTACAACAAGATCCTCTATGAGCGATTGCTCCATAGAGTTACCGTAGTTCTCAAAGTAGTAATTTTTAGCCACTTGTATTTATCCTATCATGTCAACAACAGGCAAAGAGTAAGAAGATATCATTTCGTCTTCTAGTTTTTGAATCTCTTGTGCCGCATCATTTAAAATTTGCTCTCCGTTGAACTGAATATTACCAGGTAAGGTCATTCCGTTGAACTTAGTTATGTTAGCACCCCATTGATACTTGATCTTAGCTGACGCATAACTTTGTAACCATCTATCTTTCCATACGTTACCATACGTTGTAGGATCGACAACTTGATATGCTTCAGCAACCATCCATGTGCCTACTGCTAATCTATCCCAATCTGTATCAACGTGTAGTTTGTTTACGTGTCTATTGTATCGAATAGGCTGTGCGCCTACTAATAATTCTTCCATGAACTGCAAGTTTTGCATTGACATGTAGTAGTTGGTCATGTTATAATTAACCATATCATGTATGTTGTTAAGAACAAATTGATACTGAACATTAAACATACCTGAACTAGCTGTAATACTAGATCCAATAGGAAACAAGTTGACAACGCCAATGATATTCTCAGGCACTGTGATGTAGCCATTAGTTATATCATCTGCTGTAATCTGATGCTTTAGAAAAGTTCTTTCAGTTCCATCAAAGTGGTAATCCCAGTAGTAAGATAATGCCTCGTCAACACGATCATCTATCTGATCAACATCAACGTTAATCTCGATAACAGGTTTACCTAACTTTCGTAAGCACCACTCTTTAAATTGTGTTCTTGTTGTTGGCTGTGCCATTTCTATCTTCCATAGTTAGTTTCTATAGTATTTATAA